AAGAGGGCCATTAGCTAAAAAATCTTCAAAGTCAATTAAAGACGAATTGTTAGCACTTACTCCACTTAGTGATGCAATAGATTTTTATAAAGCAGCAAAATCAGGAAATGTTATGGAAGCAGCTATGGCTGCAGGAATGATGGGATTAGCTGCAACACCAGCTGGGCCACTTGCTAAAGGTGCTAAAGCAGTTAAAAAATATGCAGATGCAGAACAAAAGAAACTTGATTATTTAAGAAAAATACGTAAACAATTAGCTGAAGAAAGCAGATACGAAGGTTATGAACCTGATATTTATTTTAGGCATTCAATGACCCCTAGTTCTGATTTTCCTAGAACTAGACCTGTAGCAGCAACAAATAAACCTGCATATGGAAAAGGTCCAGGCGCATTTTTTCATGGATTAGATGATGCAATTGAGTTTCAAGAATTTGGTCCTAACGTATATGCAGCAGTTGTTAATCGAAAGGCAAAAGTATATCCAGGAAAAATGGATGATGTTTCTGATAAATATGAAACTTTTATTCCAGAATCAGCAATTGATGATTATGTAAGAGTATATCCCCCATTAGATTATAAACTTAATGAATAATAAAACCCAGGAGCGGTAAATGAAAACAGGACGTTATCAACAACAAGTTGCATCTGTACAACCAGTAAAGAAAACAAAAGAACGTAAAACTCCTTTGTCTCAGCCTGGAAGTAAAGGATACAATAAAAAAGTTATGGAAAACAGTAAAGCATTTTATAGTGGAACAGGTGGTGAATACTGATGGCTAGTAATGGTTATAAACAAGCTGTAACCGATGAACAGCTTATTAATCTTATTGAGCAAGGAATTCAGAACGCCGCAGGTGATTGGCTTAATGCTAGCGATTTAACTAGAGAAAGACTTAAAGCAACTTATGAGTATGCAGGTGTAGCGCAAGAACACTTAACACCACAAGGCGTTAGTACTATTGTTGATACTTCTACAACAGAAGTAGTTGAAGCTTACACAGCAGTTCTTTCTGACTTGTTCTTAAACAACAATAAAATTGCACGGTTTGTTCCGTACGATGATACTCCTGGAGCATTTAAAGCAGCTAAAGATGCAAGTAATCTTGTTAACTACTGCATCTTTAAAAAGAATAAAGGCTGGGAAATATTACAAACATGGATAAAGTCTTCTTTATTATGGAAGAATGCAGTAATTCGTTGGGATTACATTGAAGACTTTGATTATGTAATGGAAGAATACGAAGAAATTGATGAAGCAAAACTTGACGAGATCCTTGCAGATGAAAATTTAGAAATCGTCGGCGAGCTAACGCTCAATCCAACTTCAGAAACAATTTCATATATAGATGTAAGGCTTAGAAAGCGAATTGACAAAAGCAGAGTTAAGCTAGAAGTTATACCGCCAGAAGCCTTTAGGATTTCAAATGAAGCAAAAGATATTGATGATGCCGTCTTTGTTGGCATCCAAAGCGAAATGTCTCGTTCAGATGTTCGCAGATATTACCCAGAGTGGGGAGACAGTCTCACAGAAGATGAATGGAATCGTCTCGGACGCGGTTACAACTGGGTTGGAAGCGGCAAATACAGTGAAGATGTTGCTGCAAGAAAAGATATTACAGGCCAAGCTTATTGGCAAGGCTATGAAGCAAAAGGTGAAGCATATACTGAAGCTAATCAAGAAGTAACTCTTACTGAATCTTGGATTAGAGTAGATCGTGATGGTGATGGTATTGCAGAACTAAAACATTTTATAACAGTAGATAATCATATTTTATACGAAGAAGATGTAGAATTTGTTCCACTAGCTTCTATTGTTCCTATTGATATTCCACATGAATTTTTTGGATTATCAATGGCTGACTTTACAAGATCTAGTACATTAGCAAGTACAGCTATTCTTCGTGGTTTTGTAGAAAACACTTATCTTACAAATTATAGTCCTAAACTAGCAGATCCAAATGTAGTTGATTTTAGTGCGCTTCAAAATATGAAGCCCAAACAAATCATACCTACTAATGGTAATCCAACTGGTGCGGTATCACAATTACCCCCAGAGACTATTTCTACAGGTACTGTACCTTTGCTCGAACATCTACAGCTTATTAAAGAGCAAGCTACAGGAATGTCTAAGGCCGCGCAAGGATTGAATGATACACTTTATGTATCAGGCAACTCTGAGCAAAAACTTAGCGCTGTTCAATCAGCAGCACAAAAACGAATCCAGCATATCGCGCGTAGATTTGCGGAAACTGGATTTAAGCGGCTGATACAAGGTGTTTACAGAACCATGTATATGAACATGAAAGGTAAACAATCTTATAATATGGATGGGGTTTATGGCTCTATTAATATGAGTGAGTTACCTTCTACTATGGATGTAGAAATCTTTTTAGATATTGGAGACAATTCAAACTTAACTGTAATTAATAAGTTAACTAAAGTAGGATCTGAAATACTTCCTGCTTTGGCTAGCCAAGGTGCAGGCATGGCTGTTAAGCCTGAAGCACCAGCAGTGCTTGCAACTAAGCTTATTGAAGCTTTAAATTTAGATAGTAATGATTTCTTACAAGATTATACTACTGATGAATTTAAAGAAAGAGCAACTAATGCTATGCAAGAACAAGCTAAAGCCGCACAAGCACAGGAAATGATTGAACAACGTAAACGTGAAGCAGATACTGCACTTGCAGAAGCAAATGTACAGTATACTAATGCTCAAAGTAAAAATACAATGGATGATAATTCTAAACAATTAGCCGTTGCTATTGATAAACATTTCCAAGAATGGGCTGACTTAACAATTAGAGCAGTTAAAGAGGGTGCAGAATTACCTGAACATCCAGGATTTGATCAAGTCCTTATGATGGCTAGGCAATTAATTAATCCTCCACAACAAGGAACAAGATAAATGGATAAATATCGTAAGACAGCTGAGGCGAGGCTGGGAAACGAAAAATCATACGGTAATCATAAAATTCATCCTGAAGAATTAGCGCGAAGGGCGCATGTTAAAGGTCACTTTGCAGCCAAGGAACGGGATGAATTTTTTGATGAAGTATATGGTGAGGTTCTTGTAGACTATTTTATTGAATGGCTTAAAACAGAACCACATGAAACTAAAACACGAGAGTTTCTCTACTCTTCTGCGATGGCGCTAGGTAGCGTCAAAGAGAAAATGACAAACTTTGAGATGTATGGGAAAAATATCCCACACCTAATGGAGGACAACGATGGCAAAACGAACAATTGATTACGAACAGCTTGTTAAAAACTACGATACAATGATTGAAACACTTGAATATGATTCAATGCGTAGTGGTGGTAAAGCAAAATTAAATTCGGATGCGTTATATCACATGCAAATGTTAAGAAATATTTATGCTGAAAAAATTATTAAAGCTAAACCTAAAACAGCCCCTGTAAAAAAGGGAGGTAATTAACAATGAATAATCCTGAAGCAAATACAGACTCTACCCTTAAGGATGATTCTGTGCCTATGGACACAAGTCAAACTGAAGAGGCTTTGCTGGCTGACATTATACGGAACTCCGATTTCGTAGATACTCTACCCGAAGAGCAAGTACCGCAGTTAGACGCGGAAGAATCTGATGAAGAAGACCCAGAAGAATCAGAGGAAGCCGATAACGTTGATGATGAAGAAGAAGTAGAAATCGAAGAAGAAGAAGCAACGGATGAGGATGATGAGTCTACCCAAGAAGCCGATGTGTACACTCCTGATGATTTAGACTTGGAATCGCAAGTACTCGTTAAAATAGATGGCGAAGAAGTTGCAGTTTCCTTTAGTGACCTTATAAAAGGTTACTCTACTGAACAACATCTTTCTAACAAGGGTCGTGAACTTGGTGATGCAAGAAAACAAATGGAAGAAGAATATGAGCAAAAACTCGAAGAAATAAACGGGATGGCTCAAGCTTCTGCTGCTGTATTGTATGATGCAGAACAGCGGCATGCCAATGAATATCATAAACTTGAAGAAAAAATACAAACTGCTCGTGATGAAGGCGACACCTATGAAGTTAATGAATTAAAAGATAAGCGAGAACAAGTCCAAAAAAGATATTGGGAAGCACGAGAACGTCGTGAAAAGCTTGTTGAAAATATTCAAAAACAAGAACAAAAAACACAACAAAAAGAATTTCAAGAACAACTAGATTATTTTAATAAAGTAATACCTGATATGATTCCAGACTTTAACGAAGAAACAGCTATGGCTATTCGTGAGTTTGCTATTGGAGAAGGTGTTCCTGAAGAAATTCTTGATGTAGTAACTGATCCTGTACTTATCAAATTTGTTGATGATTACAGAAGATTAAAACAAGGTGTAAGCAAAGGCACAGCTAAACGTAAAACTACTAGCGTTAAAAAAGCTCCTGTTCGAAAAGCAAAAACTCGTAAACAAAAAGAAGTTGATGCAAGTGAACAATTAAGAAAAAGGGCGCTTAGTGAAAACGCTAGTCAAGATGATCAAATGGCATTTCTAAGAGGACTTGCAGAACGCTCTCTTTCAAATATTTAATACCTCGGAGGTATAATTAAAATGGCTAATAATCTTGGCGTACGCGGCACAGGTGGTCCAGCAGGACCAGCTCGTGGCAGCGGCAAAGATGTCTCACAGCGTGAGGATCTTGCTAACTTTATCACGATGATTACTCGTGACGAAACTCCTTTCACCTCTTCAATTGGAAAGGCAAAGGCAACTGCTATTTATCACGAATGGCAAACAGATACACTGGAAGCTCCAGGCAATTCACGTATTGGTGAAGGTACAGATTACATTGCACCAGATGCAACTGGTTCAGGTGGTACAGGTGCAACACCTGCAACTGGCGACAAGTTTGCAATTTCTGGTCCAGATCGTACACGCTTGGGTAACTACACACAGATCAATGGTAAAACAATTGCTGTATCAGGCACACGCCGTGCAGTAGATCAAGCTGGTGTAGCAGATGAGTATGCTTATCAGTTAAAAAAGCGTGGTACAGAACTTCGCCGTGATGTAGAATTTGATATGATTCACTCAATGAATGTATCAAACGCAGTAGGCGCACAGAATGCTAATTCTCGTGCAGCAGGTGGCTACCAATCATTTATTAACTCAGCAACAACTTGTGATTATGTAGGTGAGTTTGAAGCTCCTTCTGCAGCAACTACAGGTGCTGGTACAGATGCAAACGGTACAGCTATTCCACGTTCATCAATTAACGGTTCAACAACTGCACCTGATCGTGATCCACTAGCATTGACTAATATTGATTCAGTTATGCAAAAGATCTATGAGCAAGGCGGTAAGGCAACAAAAATTATGTTGTCACCAAAGCTTCGCCGTGATTTCTCTGACCTGATGGTTGGCGACACAGGTGTAACCCGTAATATTGATGATTCAGGAAAACTACGTCAATCAGTAGATGTCTATATGTCAGACTTTGGTGACTTGATGGTAGTACCTAATTACATCATGGGCTTGACAAATAACTTTGCATTTACAGGTGACAACAACGTTGCTCACAGTGGTGCAGGTGTAACTAACTTGGCTAACTTTGCAGCATTGGTATACGATCCAATGTGGTTTGCAACTGCATACTTGCGTCCTCTAGCAGAGGTAGACGTAGGTCAGCAGGGTGACTCAACCAAAGGTATGATGGTTGAAGAATGCACATTAGAAGTACGTAACCCACTTGGTTGCGGTGCTATCTACGGCCTAGAGTAGGTTTAATAAGGAGGGGAAGCTTATAGGCTTCTCCTTCTTTTTTATCACAGGAGAATAAAATGCCAATTGTAGTTCGTAAAAAAGATAAAAAGAAAAAACTACCAGATGCGCCAGTAATGCCAGTTCAAGCTAAAGCTATACGCCAAAAGAAATCATTTGCAGCAGATACAACAATGAACCCTGCTAATTATAAATATGGTGGTGGTAAAATGAAAATGGATCCGCAGTATAAATCTGCTGGCGGCATGGTATTTAAAGGGAGATAGCTATGAAAATTAAATCGGGAGATACGCTTTCGCAGATTGCTAAAAGTAAAGGAATAACACTTAAAGCTTTACTTGCAGCAAACCCAAGTATTAAAAATGCTAATCAAATTCGTGTAGGTCAAAGTATTAAAATTCCATCTGCTGCTATGCAAGCAGGTTCAGCTTCAAAAAATCCTTATGAAGGCATGACACGTACTGAAATGAATATGCTTCGTTCTAAAGATAAAAAACAAAATGAAGCAGTAACTCGTACAGCACAAATGCAACAAAAAGATATGGCTGGACGAACTTCACCTAATACAAGAAAAGCTGATGCTATTAAAGATAAAAGATCAGGACGTAGTGCAATGTTAGCAAAAGCAAAAGCTATGAGAGCTAAAAAGAAAGCAGCTAAAAAAACAGCTAATCCTCATTCAAAATAAATTATAGGAGTACAGTAAAATGCTAGTTATTCAAACAGCAGTCGGGAATACTTACCCTGCAGAAACTTGCGTATGGCGCACAGCGTCTGTTGCAGGTGGAGGTTATAAACTAACACATTTATCAGTAGGTACACCAACAGTAGCAGTTGCAGCTGCGCCTAGTGCAGCACCAACAGGAGCGCAATTAGGTTATATTGGTAAATCAGGACGATTCGTAGCATATACAGAACCAGCCTAATTAAGTAAGAGGACATAATGACAAAAGAAAACGAATTTAAATTCTACAGCGGAACTGTAGGAGCTAATGAAAGCATTAAAGCTGGCTTTGATCTTGAAACAGGAGATTGGCAAGCACAACAGGACATATCTCAATTTAAAAAGAACGTTAAATTACAAAAAGAAAAGGAAGAATATTACGGTAAAACTAAAAAGGGTTATCGTAAAATGGCAACTATTCCTGATATTGTAGCAATTAAAATATTTGAAGATCATAAATTAGATTTACACGATCCTAATTTTATGAGTAATCCAAGTAATCTTACTAAATTGAAAAAGATATTAGTGTCTGAATATGCTGACTTAGTAATTAATACTTAATTAGGAGACAAGTATGGCAATTACATATGCAGCATTAGTTACTAAAGTTCGTGATTGGGCTAACCGAGACGAAGAAGTAGTAAGTGATGACGTTATTAAAGACTGCCTTAAATATGCAGCAGATAAAGCATATCGAAAGCTCCGTGTACCTCCATTAGAAAATGTTGCAAAATATGATAGCACTGCATTAACTGCAGCAACAAGTAATGCAACTTCTACTTTGTCTAGTATTACTGAAATACAATTACCTTATGATCTTATAGAATTTATTCAAATAAGAGAGGTTGATTCATCAGGACTAACAACAAGAGTTTTTAATGAGCGAGTAGATATTAGAACATTTAACGATTTTCGTGCAGAAAAATATACAGGTTATAATTACTGGGCGAGACAACAAAACGTAATTTATCTTTCACCTGGATTTGGACAAGGTGCAGTAGGAAATCAAGGCGATGCAATTGAATTATATTACTATCGCAGATTACCTGCATTAAACGCACAATATGCAGTAACAGTACTTAATTATAATGCTGGATTTTTAACTACAACAGGCGCTGGCGCTGGTGTTAATAATTCTGCTTTATTATATTTTAATAGTAATACAGGCACAACTGCTTATGCTACTCAATCAGCAGCACAAGCTGCAGATGCTGGAGGTACAGTTACTTCTACTTATTATCAAGGTACAGAAACACCAAATTGGTTAAGAGATGAAAATGAACGAATTGTATTATTTGGAGCGCTTGGAGAATTATTTTCTTTTGTACAAGAAGATGATCAAGCCGCTAAATACTTACAATTATTCATGTCAGAAATAGCAGAATTAAACGATGAAGACGCTAGACGCACTGCGTCAGGTGGTAACATTCAAGTAAACTTTAACGGTCGAGGGTTAATTTAATGACAACACCAGCAAGGCCTGGACAGTTTACAGGCGCAACAGATAATGCCGCAAATGGCGGTTTATTTACAGATACTTTAATTGATGGTATCCCTGATATTGTAGGCGCAGATGTTGCAGCAGCTGAAACAGCAGCTACTAACGCTGCAGCAAGTGCAAGTGCAGCAGCATCGAGTGCAACTAGCGCAGCAACTTCAGCAGCTTCAGTTGGAACAGATGCCGCTAATGCAGCAGCAAGTGCTACTTCAGCAGCAGCTTCAGCTACAACTGCTACTACAAAAGCAGCAGAAGCCGCTACTAGTGCAGGTAATGCATCTACAAGTGAAACAAATGCTTCTGCATCCGAAACAGCAGCAGCAACCTCTGAAACTAATGCAGCAGCTTCAGCAACTTCAGCGGCAACTAGTGCTACTTCAGCTACTGGATCTGCAAACAGTGCAGTAACTTCTGCAACAGCTTCAGGAAATTCAGCTACAGCGGCAGCAAATAGTGCAACTGCAGCAGCAACTTCGGCTACTAATGCAGCTACCTCAGAAACAAATGCAGGTACAAGTGCAACTAATGCTGGAACTTCCGAAACTAACGCCGCAAACTCAGCTCTAACAGCTATTGGTGCAAGACAACAAGCACAACTAGCTGAAACAGCTGCAGCTACAAGCGCAACTAATGCAGGCACTAGCGAAACAAATGCAGGCAATTCAGCAACAGCGGCAGCTACTAGTGCTACAAATGCAGCCACAAGTGAAACTAATGCTGCAAGTAGTGCATCATCAGCATCTAGCTCTGCAAGCAGTGCAAGTGCTAGTCAAATTGCAGCAGCAACTTCGGCTACTAATGCGGCTACTAGTGAAACTAATGCAGCAACAAGTGCTACAACAGCTACAACACAAGCCACTAATGCGGCAACGAGTGCTGCATCTGCAAGTACTTCTGCATCTACTGCTACAACACAAGCTACAAATGCAAGTAGTTCAGCTACAACAGCTACAACACAAGCAACTAAAGCAGAAAATTATGCAGTAAAAGTAGATGGTGTTGTACCTAGTACTTCAGATTATTCATCTAAAGCTTAGGCAGTAGGTGGTACAGGAGTAAACAATGCTTCTGGTGGCGGATCTGCAAAAGATTGGGCAACAGACACTACAGACACAGTAGACAATACTGAATACTCAGCTAAAGAATATGCAATTGGTACGCTATCTGCACAAACAGAAGGTTCAGCTAAACAATGGGCGTTAGGCGGCGGTAGCGGTTTTACAGAAGCAACACCTGTTACAGGTTCAGGGGCAACTGCAAAATATTCAGCTAAGTATTATGCAGATTTAGCAGCAGCAGCAACAGCAAATTTTGATGAACGCTATTATGGCAGTTATGCTACTGATGCAGCTGCAGAAAATGCACATGAAGCTGCAGGCAAAACAGTACAAGTAGGTGACTTATATTATAATACAACAATTAATGCTGTTAAATATTGTCAAGTAGCACCTTCAGGTACAGGCACTCCTGTAGGAACATGGGGTGAAATTGCAGCAGTTGATACTTCTGGCTTTGCAACTAATGGCTTTGCAATCGCAATGGCAATTGCTTTATAGGAGATTCTTATGGCACAAAATTTTAGACGATATATAGAAAGGTCCATTGGAACTTCAGCAGTTGACATTCCAGATGGCACTAACTTTGATTCTTATGATACACTTGTAGGAATTAATCTTGCAAATATTACTGGTCAACAAGTCCTTGCTTCAGTTTATATAGCAAACAGTGGTAATAATTATTATCTTGTTAAAGATGCGCCTATCCCTTCAGGCTCTGCACTTCAAGTCTTAGACGGTGGAGCAAAAGTTGTAGTAGCATCAGGTGATAGGCTTTATATTCAATCAGACACAGCTAATTCAATTGATGCAGTAGTATCAGCAGTTGATGATATTAGCAGTTAAAGGAGGAAA